TATCTAAGTTGGGTAAGCAGTAACAAGTGCATCATAAGCAGTATAAATAGTGCTTGTAGTTGGACTTGTAAACGTTTCAACATTTACACCATTAAGTAAAAAGATATCTATTTCATCATTTATAAGATTTTTAGCATCAACATAAGATTTAAAAGCATTTCTAATTATTGCTTCTTGTTCATCTGTCATAGCTTTACTACAAAAGCTTATAGCTACTGTATTTTCATTATACGTTCCAACTGTACCATTTATATTGGCTGCAAGTTCTAACATATTGTAATTTGGTAATGAAGTTGATGTTGCAGTAATTGTTGAAGCTACGCCATTTCTATATTTAGTATAATTAGCTGATGAACTCCTTGAAAGTATTACACATTCATTAAATGTTGAAGGAACTGTAAGTCCTGCTACAGTAGTATTTCCACAATTTAATGCTGTTATAAACCCACTCCCAAAATGACCTATTAATACCCTTTCACTTGTTGATTTAGAAACACCAGTATAATAACTTGAACCACCTTGTGTAGCCCTATAAGGATTAAAGTATACTCCATATGCAGCATCGTTCTGTTTAAAGTTAGTTCCTAAAGATGGTTTATAATCAATCTCAATATAAGAACTTGTTAAATCACCTCTGAACCCTCTATTTTTGATATGCTCTGGAACATTCAAACCTTTTAATGTTGAATGATTAGCATCTTTAACTAAATTGTGTAAAGATTGCTCTTTAGTTTCACCATTACGCAAGAATATATAATCAAAGAAATCAGATAAAGTTCCAATTTCTAACCCTGTTTTTAATGTTGATACTAATTCATTAGTTAGGGATAATTCAGTAGAACTTAATTGAGTTGTAAAGTTTGATATATAAACATCTACTTCAGGCTGATTTTGGTTTACATTTCCTCCAAATGAGTTAGCTATAGTTATACAAACCTGCTTTGGAACAGTTATATTTAGTACCTTATTTCTTTTTACTTCTATCAGTTCCATATAGGTTATATTATAATGCTATTTTAACTTCAACAGGTTCAACACTAATTTTTAATCTGTAATATACTTCATACTGCAAACCAATGTAAGATTGTAATCCATCTGTTGCAGAATCAAAAGCACTTGCAGTAATATCTACAAAAGTGGTGTTATCTACACTACCTTGTAGTACAACATTTCCAGCTCCACTTAAACTTGTTTGTACAGTTATCATTGTATCATTTCTTTCCTGCTGAAAAGAAGGTGAATAGTAATTTCCAGTATCTAAAGTAAAGTCTGTTACATCAAAAGTTTTTATCATTTTATTTAGTTTTTAAAAGTTTATGTAAAAAAACCTGCCCTGTTTGAGAGCAGGTTTTTAACCTATTCAATTTTATTGATTGTTTATTATTTAACTGAACCAGTTTTGAAAGCTGCACTTACTCTTGGTTTTGCATCAAAATAAGCATTAACCACAAGCCTTACATTTCCATTAACTGCCTGAGAAATTCCATCAACTACGAGGTCAATAGCTCCCCACTGTCCAATTACATACTGTGACCAATCACCAAATACGATTCCGTATTCATCAGTACCAGTCTGAAGAGACTTTGCAACACTGTTAGTTACAAGTACAGGATAACCATTCATATCAGTTCCTTCAAGAATAAATCCATTCTGTCCAGATACTTTAGGAGTTGATTTCAGAATACCACGACCACCAGCATTAGTAATGTAAGCAGCAGTATTTTTAAGTGCATTAGATGTATCAACAGCAGTTTCCAGAGCAACTACATTAGTCCAAGTAGCTGTACCTGCAACAGTAGGAGCTGTAGCAAAGAAACCAGCAGGTTGAGTTGTAGAACCAGCAGCACTACCAAAAATAGTAGATTGCAGTTTAGCAGCGATTGCATTAACAATATCATTCATAAGCAGACCTTCAGCATCAACTGAATCCTGGTTCAAGAATTGTTTCGATACATCAATATAAGTAGTCAACCTTTTAGGAGTAAGAGTTACTTCCGAGACAGTACCAGCACCATCACCAGCAGCAGCAATTTCACCTTTCCAAAGTGCATTAGTTCCTGAATAAGCAGGAATAGATACATCACCTACAAGTCCTGTGAGGAATGTAGCACCAGCCTGTACAAGTACCAAAGAATCCCTAAGAGGTTCTATAATACCAACCTTCTGTTCAGATACAATTTCCTGACCAGCATTTGCAGTACCAGCAACAATATTTGCCCTGTATTCCATAGGAAGAATAATATCTCCACTAAATGACAGACCAGATTTACGCATTTCATTTTTACCAGCCTCAACTACATTAAGTGCATCTTCATCAAGATTACGACCGTTAGCACGGGCTTCAATTGCTTTAAGCAAACTAAATTTTTCCATATTAGTTTTATTGTTATTATTATTTCTGTTATTAATTAAATTTGAATTATTGTTTTGTTTATTATCAATCTCTTTATCTAATGATTCTATTTCAGTAGTGATTTTATTAAACTCCTTATTCTCTACATTAGATAACTTTCTACATTCCAACTTACCAACACTAACAATATCTGTTAATTCTGTAAGTAATGCTTTTCTCTTTTCAATAAGTTGTACTAAATCCATTTCTATAATGATTAGTTAGTGTTTTCAAATAAATACTACAATATTATTATTTGTTATATAACTTATTTTAGGAACTTATTGAGAATTGAATCAATAGTTTCATAATAACTATTTAGTTCATCATTGCTTCTATAATCAGTTACAACAACCTCTTCTGCTACAACTTCAACAGGTGCTTCTACAACTTCAGCTACAACCTCTTCTTCAGCAACTACTACTACTTCTTCTTCTACAACTGTTTCAACAACTACTTCTTCAATAACCTGTTCTACAACCTCTTCAGGTATAACTTCAGTCATTTTAAATTCATCTAAACTTCTACAGCTTGTATCTAAATAAGCAGGTTTAGTAACCAAGCTAAAATCAGCAATAGTTTCAAGTTTTTTAATTCTCCTTATATAACTACCATCAATTTTCTTTTCCCAACTATCACCACCAGAAGCTACTATAAATGCAAAACTGCAAGCATCAACATCACCACTTCTAACAGCTTCAAGAATCTCATCTCCAATAGCTGTTTTTTTAACTTTAAAACTAAAGTTTACACCATCAGCAGTAATATCTACTTTAAGTGTACCCTTACCATATTTACGTCTTGCTAATGGAATGCTATTACCTTCGTGATTCCATAACATTAAAATATCACTACCATCTATAAGTTCAGTAGTTACTGCTTCGGGGTCAATAATTTCTCTGAAAGAACCACCAATTAATACAGATTCTTTATTAAATACTATTGCAGTTCCATTAATAACCCTATCATCTTCAGTAGCTCTAAGCTCTACTGCATATCTTAATTCTATTTTATTTTCAATACTTTCCATTATTATATTATTTTAGTTGATTATCAATTTTAGTTTCAGGATTAACATCTACTTGTTCAGATATTAAAGCATCTGTTGGTTGAAGATTTGCCTGAATAAAACTTCTGTTACCACCTTTAACCGGATAAGAAGCATTAATTTTTTCTCTAACTTCATTAGTAGTAAGTGCCCCTATATTGAATAGTTTAGTATAATAGTCACCTCTTGTAACTGCATCCATTCTCATTATATTCTCAACATCACATTTTAGTTCAGACATAGCCCACTCAGAAGGCATATATAGTTTCCTGAATAATTCACTCTCAATCTTTTCAATTAATGGAGTTAGTGAGTTATTTAAGAAATCTAAAGATTGCTGTTCAGCAGTACTAAATTTACCAGTCTCACTAAAAGCTAATGAAGGGGGTACATTAAAGAATCTACAAATCTCAATTACATTAAACTGTCTGCTCTCTATAAGTTGAGAATCTTTAGGGTTAACTGTAATAGGTTGATACTCTAACCCATCACCAAGTACAACTATACTATTAGAAGTACCACCTAAATCAGTACTAAGCTGTGCAATTAAATCAGCCTTAGCTCTTGCAGCCTGACCACTATTCATAGAAGCTCCTGCAACTGGCCTAAGAATACCTGACATATTACCACCAGATTTCCAGAAGTTGCTTGAATGTTCCTCACTACTCCAAGCAGAGCCTAAAGCATTTGAAGCATATTCAAGAGTTGATATACCATTAATACCATCCACTGTAAAGTTTGTAATATGAATGATCTGAGACTTATCATATGTTTGATTGGCTACAGTACTTTTATATTTTATATCATTACCATCTACAAGAACAATTATTGAATCTGAATTAAGTAGTGTAAGTGCTTCAACAGAACCACTAACCTTATTACGGGTAATTAATATATAAGCATTACCTTTTAACAGCATATTAGTAACAATCAGTTTCTTAAATGTATATGCTGACATAAAAGCATTAGGTTGAATGTTCAGAACATTATACAATCCATTACTATAATCAATATACTTCCAGTCATTCTTATATGTGTAAGGAATTACAGGTAATGAAGCAAAACTATCTGATAATAGATTTACACACCTATACACTGTAGATAGTTTCATAGCCTTATTAGATTTGTAATTAGCAGTAGAAGAAAATCTTAATGTACCTAATATTGGATTCATATAATCTATACTTCTTTTGGTAAGATTATGAATACCTGTAACTGCTTTACTAAATATGTTTTCTGCCATATTTTTATATTTTATTATATCTAATGTTTAAGTTATATATAAAT